AGTCCACCAAAGGTCAAGCGTGTCCCTTCTGTGGCCAGATAATACAGTAGCATGCGACCTATCGCTGCATTGGTGGCAGACCTGCACCTGACGCTGACGGCTCCTTCCTGCCGACAGGAAGAGGACTGGAAGCAGTATCAGGCAGGGTGCCTTCGGTTCCTCAAGGAGGTAGCAGGAGATGCTCCGATCTTGATTGCAGGGGACATCTTTGACCGATGGAACGTTCCTCCCGAGCTGATTCATTTTGCATTGCAGGAACTTCCAGACGGCGCCATCTGCGTTCCAGGGCAACACGATTTGCCCTATCACCGAAATGACCTTATATTCCGTTCTGCCTATGGAGTCCTTGTTGCGTCGGGAAAGATTGTGCACTGCGACAGGAAGGTGGTTCGCGTGGGAGACCTGACCATATCGGGGGCAGGATGGGGAACGAAAAATCCAAAGCCAGGAAAGGGAAAGATCCGACTGGCTTTGGTCCATAGGTACCTTTGGTGTTCGCAGAAGACAGCTTTCCCAGATGCTCCGGAAGATGACAACATCTTGAACCTGTCAGAATTTGACGGGTTCGACGTCGTCGTTTCCGGAGACAATCACATCCCTTGGCAGTACAGAAAGGGATCTACTTTCTTCTACAACTGCGGGTCGTTTTTCCGCAGGAAACTTGACGAAACACACCGACCTAGAGTCGGTTTGCTAATGGAAGACGGGAGCATACAACCCGTCGATCTCCCAAACCCAGGAGAGCTCGTGGTCAAGGGTTCCTCCAGTTCCAAGCTCTCCGATTTTCAGGAATTCATCGAAAACCTGGGATCGCTATCTGTAGATTCCTTGGATTTTCGATCTACGGTTCTTGAGTACCTCAAGAAAAACCCTGTGGAACCTCCAGTGGAGGAAATTGTTCTGAAATCTATCGAATCATGAACGAGGCAACATTCCTACGGCTCAAGAAAGAAGCTACGGAGGCAAGGGCCAGGGCCGAGCGTGCCAGAGGCGCCATGGAGCAGGTGAGGAGCCAACTATCGGAAGAGTTCGGATGTAAATCTATTGAGGAGGCAGAAAATGTTCTGAAAGAACTGAATGCCCGCATCCAAGAGGTTTCCCGACGTTTTGATGTCCTCCTTTCCGAGTATGAATCCAAGTGGAAGAATGGATCTGCTGTCCGAGGGTGAAGAGATTGAGAGGCTGAAGTCAAAGATTCGACATCTGGAGACTTCAGTTGCAGAGGCCAGACAGAACCTCAAGGAAGCCCAGCAAAATCTTGAACACGCCAAGAAGGCCCAGGCAATCCTGCAATCTTTGGCACAGCAGGTTCAAAACCTGGTCCATGCAAAGATTGCAACGGTGGTCAGTTCCTGCCTCGCTTCCGTATTTGAAGACCCTTACAGATTTAAAATTCTGTTCGAACAGAAACGTGGCCGGACAGAGGCCCGTCTCGTGTTCGAGAGGGATGGACTGATGGTGGACCCTGTTCGGGCCTCAGGAGGAGGTGTGGTGGACATCGCCTCCTTTGCCCTTCGGGTTTCCTCCCTCCTGCTCCACCGTCCTCCGTTGAGCCGGGTGGTAGTGTTGGATGAGCCCTTCCGGTTCGTTTCCCAACACTATCAGGAGAACGTCCGGCTGATGTTGGAGGAACTGGTGAAGGACCTCCAATTGCAGGTGGTGATGGTCACCCACAATCCTACCTATGCGACTGGGAAGGTGATTGAGGTGGATTAAGACGGGAAGACGATAATTTCAATAACTCCGCCCAGGAGTCCGTCTGTGGGAACGGCACTCAAGTAGGTGCGAATTCTGAGATTTCTCACATCTACTATCTCAAACTCATACCCTAACGTAGCCGGGTGATTATAGAAGTGGAATGTCATGTAGTAATTATTACCAGAAAGGAATGTGTCGGCTCCTGTGGTGATAACATATACCCCAGTTCCCGTTCGGCTCCATGAATAGGAGGAGGCGATCGTAAGCCAGCTGTCATCGAATACCCTTACCTCTGTAGGGGTGTTGGTTCCCGTCTGCTGGATGAGTGCCCGGTAGAAGTACCGATCCACCAGATGAGGGTTGACAGCATTGATTACTGCATTGAGCTTGCTTCGGACAGAACTTCCAAGCTCATTGTTTGAAATGTTGCCGATGGGCATATCAACTATCCCTCCAGTTCGCGTTGTCCTTCCACCTTGCTAACGTATCCTGCCAACTGCCTTGCTGCAAGATCCAAGGCAGGGAAACGTCAATTTCTGACGAAACGTTGGTGCTTATCTCCTCTCCCCAGACGTCAAACAGCCCGATCCGGAGGTATTGGTCTGGGGAGATGTTCCCGCTTATGATCACTGGGACCTGGGCCTGATTTGCCACGGATCCCGGTGCAGAGCCTGTCAAAACTTGAGCAGGGGCAGTAGTGTTGGGATCAAATCCTTGCGTGGTGGAGAGCCAAATCTTGACCTTGATGAGGTCTCCTTCTGAAGGATTCGTCCAACTCAGTGAATGGACAGGAGTGCTTCCGCTGAGCTGGTGGGTGTTGGTGATGTTGGTAGGGGCAGAAGGGATGGCGTTTGTCAGGGTGAGGCTCTTTGCAGCATCCAGAGTTTCGTACCCGCCCGCACTGTCAGGAAATGCCACATCGACCTCAACCTTGTGCGTCCTTACCACGTTCCCGTCCGCCTGGGCCATCGTGTAGTTGTAGGTGAACTGTTCCTGGTCCGTATAGACGGTCCGTTTGAGAACTGGAGTGGCTCCGGAGGCATCGTAAACTTTGATCTGGTAGAACCCGTTCAGGATCTCGAACCATTGGACCGACCAGGAGATGTCGTTCCAGGGCTGGGACACCTCCAACCCGGCAATCAAGGAAACGTTGAAGGAGGCTGTAGCCCAGGCTCCTTGCCCCCTTGTGCCTACACCGGCAACCCGGACATAGATCATTCCGGGGAAGTCTAGTTGGTAAACAAAGAAAGGATACTCCGTCTGAGCGACCCGCTCCCAGTTTGTTCCGTCCCTGGAAACTTCCACAAGGTAGTACCGGGCACCCCCTGAGCTCCTCCAACTGATGTTGAGCAGCAATTGGTCCGTTTCTGGCTGGACGATTTGAAGTCCTTGCACGGTAGGAACTTCGGGTATGGACGGAGGCAGGCCGTACTGCGTTCTAGGAGGAGGATTCAACGTGTCGAAGGAATAGATGATGTCCTTGTAAGGCACCACAACAATTCGAACCTGTTCGTTTCCTTGCGGCTCAATTCCTACCACCCTGGCCAAAAGCTTCTGGTTGCCCGATTCTCCAAACAGGTAGATCGTCGGCTCGGTCTGCCCAGACAGCAGAAAGTCAATTGTTGTGCCAGGGTTAATGGTGATAATGTGAGGGTCGCTGGTGGGAGAGGCCGTATAGGGTCCCAGGACCTCTCCCTTCTTCCCTCGAAACATGATCGAATGCGGGTTTGTACTGGTCCACTTGGCAGGCTCTGATAGGGTGAGCCGGTAGGTTCCTGAAGAAATCTCTACCGCGTCCACCACGTATCCGGACTGGCTCCATCGCGGAACATCGTGCGAAATGTAGATCAGGTCTCCGTAGCTCGGGATCAGTCCCTCCATTCCTGTAACGAAGGAGATGTTTTCCCTCTGGTACTTCCGTACCGCGTCCATGTAGAGCCCCAACCGGTAGGCATGCGTACGGTTTGCTACCCCGATTACCCTGACAGGTTCCGGACGGTCTGTAGATCCGTCAACGGAGCATACCACCACCTCCGGCTGATACAAGGCATCCGGTTCCGTGTACTCCACAGCGACCGAATCGTATTCGTCCACCTGCCAAAGTTTGACGTCCCATTGGAAGGAACCCTTTACGATGTTCTCTGGAGTAAACATTGTAACGGGCAATGTTGCCGGAGCATCCCTCCTCATGGTGATCAGTGACCCCGACAACATCGGAACCGCACGTCCCACACGGGCGATTGTGGTTGCTGCTTCCCAGACCGAGACCGCGTCCCGGAACACCCAGTCAAAGTAGAGGTTGTTGCTTTCAAAGTAATTGTTCAGGGCATAGAGGGTGTTCCAGTCAAAGAAGTTGTCAGGTACTCGGGCACCATAAGCAGCCCGAAAGACATCCACAAACGCCCAGACAATGGACCTGGTAGCTACCGGAGCGCTCCAGGTTCCGTTTGAATTCCGAATCGGAAGTTTCCTCGTGGCAATGACGCTGAGCTTCCCTTGGTTCTGCTCGTTCAGGTTGGAGGAGGCTCTGATCTTCAGTGCCAACAAGGTGACGTTTCCATACGGAGCTGTAGGCCTGGTTGTGACGTACCCGCGCAACCCGTCCCAGACTGTGGTGCTGAAGGAAGAAGTGTTGGTGCTAGGGTAAGGAGGGAAAGTTTTGATACACCGCACCTCATACCGACCCTCCGGAACGTTGATGGTATAGGTCTTTCGGATCGGTCGGTTTGTGCCATGAAGCTCGTAGGCAACTTCCGTCCAGCTCCCTGTTGGGTTGCCGTTGTTGTCAATCAGACGGTAGGCCACCTTCCAGTTTGCACGTTCCGACTTGATTTTCTTGCCCTTTTTGATCCAGTAGAGCCCGTTTGGCCAGACAAAATCGAGCTCTATCTTGTTGACGCGGTCTCCCGGAGGACAGACAGGAAAGGGTCCTGCCCAGTTGTATCCAGGGTCCTGTGGAGCAGTAAGTGTAATTCCTCCGACATCTGGAGACACATAGACGTTTTCGGAAAAAATCGAAAGCTGACCACCCGGAGGAATCACTTCGTATTGAACATCCTGGTAGGCGGTGATGTCCGTATCTCCTAGCAGGATTTGGTGAATTTCATACACCCCTTGACCCAAACAGTACAAGGCATGGAGATACTGCTCATTGTTGATGTACTGAACAAACGGCCTTGCTGCAAAGGACGGATAGATACGGTTCCTCCCGTATGGGACCTCAATTGGCTCTCCAAGTCTTGCATCGTTTTTCTGCCCTTTGAGACTGAACAGAGGCTCCGACTGGGGACCTTCTGCAGCCCCAGGCATTGTCAACATGAATGCAATGGAGACCGCAACGGTGAGGACTGAAATGGCAACGGTGATAATTGGAGCAACACCCCCTCCTACCAGGGTAACAAAGTTTACAACATCGTCTTTCTGAATCTGGTAGGAATCCCAGTCTTTTCGAAGCAGAGGAGTTCCGTTGACCAAACAAATCGTAGGAAGACCGAACTCCTGGAAGTCGGGACCATAGGTGTCCCTCAGCCACCCGCGAACCGTTATGCCCTCCGAAACGGAGTGCATTTTCATTCCTTTGAGCGGCTCAAACGGATTCGGTACCTCGATCACGTAGGCCATAGTACCCCAGAATTCTGAAACCTCGAACTGCGAGGTTTTTCTCTTTTTCTGCTACTACAGACCGCCCTTCCCAGCAATGCAGAATCCATCCTCCATCCGTGTCGGCAAAGAGTCCTACGTGGTGAGGAACCGTCTTGAGGCTCATCACCACAAGACACCCATCCTGTGGACGTTCCAGAGGCATCCAATAGGGAGCTACCTGGTCCGCAACCCTTTGGGAATCTTTCCAGTCGGCTCCCGGAAGGAGAGGAAGTTCGATTCCTTTCTGTTCGCGGTAGAAAAGGTACACGAGTCCCCAGCAATCGACTCCGTTGCGGTCCCTCCCTCCGGGAACAAACGGAATTCCGATGTACTGTGGAGCCCAGTGTTTCATCGCAGCCCAGGAAATCTTGCCCTCGTATAGAGTTCGGACGGAAACCTTCTGTTTACCACGTCCATGAACGTGGCCCTACCTGTGACCTGTGTGGGGGTGATCTGGATGTCTGTGAGGTACAATACCAAGGGAGGATTCATGGCGGGTTGGTTCAGATTGTCACTCAGATAGGGACGGTAAACAACTTCTACCGGTACCTTTGAACTGAGAGCTGTCTGAATAAACTGCACCACAGACCCTCCAATGTTGTCAATTGCAATCGAAAGCGAACGAAAACCGTCCTTGGTCTCTGGAGGTAGCGTGATGGAAAATCCGACAGGAATGAAAGTCCGTCTAATTCCACTTTCGTCCACAGCCTGTAGGGTCTGGTGACTGCGGACCATAAAGATAGAGGGCTGGACTGTAGGCTGCCGGATCTCCAGTGTGTCGTAGATGACCTTCGTTACAGGAGCAACGGCAAAGGCTTCTTTGATTGCATCGGATAGGCTAGGATTTGGCATGGCTTATTCCTTGAACCACCGCGCCAGCCGCCCAACGGCCACGCAGTAGTCCCGAACAAACATGGCATCCAGGTCGGTCATTCGAGAATTGCGTAGCAGATATCGGAAATCGCCATCCGCGGAGAGATTTTCCCCCACGCCACATGAATGGCGTTGAGAGGACCATAGGTGGATTCGTTGACCGACAACGACCCAAAAACAGTGGACAGAGAATATGTTGAGCTGGATCCAAATCCTGGATCAGCCGTGCGTAGAGCATAAGCAAAATCAGATGCTACCATTGCGCTCAGGAATTGAGCAAGAGTAAGTGTCCCAGCAGGAGGAGGATTGCTGGCATTGGAGGCGTTCCAATACGGCGCCGCAAAGCTTACTGTTGCATTGTAGGACGAGCCTACGACCGACTTGACGATCTCAACAATGATCGCAAATCGCTTGGTAGCAAACGACGACAACGATCCCAACAAATGGTAACTGGAAGTCGAGTTTGTCGCGTAGCTTAGCGCCCCGCCTTGGGCCCTTACTGCCTGCAATGTACCGTTGAAGCTCACCAGATCCCTGGTAGTACTCGCATCCCGGCTCCAGTTCGATGTTGCCGACGAACAAAGCCCAACCATATGGCCCACGCTCGACGACAGAAATCCATTGGCCAGTTGGCCGTTCGCCCCGTTGACCGGATCGCTCATCACCCCTATGAACAGTCTCAGGGGCGCAGGGATAGATGTCGGGTAGTTCTCCACGGCGAATCGAATGCCAACTCTTAATCGTTTCCATGCGGAGCCGGGGCCTGTTGCTGCCCATTGTGCGTTGGACAGCACAAGGCACTTGTCGTCATTGCCCTGAAACGGGAAGTTCACGATCTCCAATGCCATACGGTCCTCCTACGTGCCATTCCCTGCAAAGACCTCCGTGAATCCGGTCACGTTCACCGGCCCCCCACTATAGGACCCGGTCTGATACTGCTCAAAGTCAAAGTTCCGCGGCCAGTAGAATGCTGAATCCCCAGCAAAGACCTCCGTGATCCCGCTCCCGGACGCAACCAGCACCAGCGGCCCCTCCGGAAGACACTCAAACGTCGTCCCCAGTGGCCAATAGAACGCCGCATCCCCGATGTAGATCCCGGTGATCCCCCTCCCGGCCACCTGCATCGTGTTGGTCGGTGGCTTGTACAGCCCTTCTGCATATCCGTCGAAAGTCGTCCCGGATACGTTGACGTTTGGCGGGATGCATGCGTCAGCATCAAGCGACGAGCCAGCAAGTACATAGGTCCGGTACAATGGGGCGCAGGCCTCCGGAATAATGGTATTTGTAATTGGAGCCAAAACCCACGTAGCGGTAACGCTGAAGAGTCCATCCTCATAGGTAAACGAATAGGTGGGAGGGTGGAATGCAGCGATTCCTTCGAGTACCTCGAAAGAATTGACACCCCGATTCAGGTCCTTTTCAAAAAATTGACGAAACTGATCAAACTGGTCCCGTGTAAAGTTCCACTGGACCTGCAAAATTTGCCGTGTCAGGTCAAGATTTCGCCGGACCCTCTTCCTCCCACTTTCCATCTCCGTGATCAGGACAAACGGATTTCCTGATCTTGCATGATTGCTGACGGAAGGAAGAGGAAGTGAGTCGGGCCATGTCATTTCTTGATGCCCTCCACAACCCCACGTGCCACAGCTTCAGCTGTCGCAGCAATGGCATTGGTTTCGACCCCACTCTTCCGAAGTCTGAGAGTGATGGTCTCTCCTCTATCCGTGGTCCACAGCATGTCAAATTCTTGCGTCATCCAAAACCACCGGGTTGTTGAAATTTTGACATGCTCACCACTCCTCTCATAGGTAGCTGTTGCACAACCACACAGAAAAAGCAAGAGAAAGATTGCTCTCATGCCCCGACATCTTTCAAAGCTTGACGAATGGATTGGCAACAAAGATCTGCAACGTGAACAGGCCACTGCTCGGCAGAGAGTTCTGCAGAGTGACGGTTCGCGTATTGGATTTTGTAAAGGGCAACCACCGCATTCTTCACGTCCAGTGCCCAATCAGGCAGTTTTGCCTGATAGGTAGCAGTAAGGGCATCTGCCTGATTTACCAAGTAAACAGGATCCACCGTACGGGTCTCTGCCATGTGACAGAAGATGTTTCCGATGCCCTGGAGATACCGGATGATTTCCTCCCGGTGTTCCGGGCTGTTTTGGATCATCCGTCGCACTGCGGAAGTTACCACCGGCTCCAAGGCCGCTTTTACCTGCTCTGTTTTGACCGGATCAAATTCTTTCTTCCCGGTCGTAGGGTTAACACTCTTGCACCCCAGAAGCAGTCCCGATGCCAACGCAAGAAGGATCCTCATGGTTCAATATTTGTTTCATGCTCCATTCGAAGTTCCAGTCTGTCCACCAATCCGAATGGCCCCACTCGGACCTTCGGACGATCCGGGTCTTTTCGGGAATGGAACCGATAGGACCTCGGATCCCCATGGCTCCATAGCCGAAGAGCCTCCCTACTGTAGAGGCTGCCCAACGCAGCGGAAGGTCCTTTCCGGCCATGAAAACCGTCAACATTCCCAGCCTGTCGGATTTCATGTAGTCATACAGGCCGCTCTTCCTGCAGTCCTCCTCACAGGCTGGACTGAAGAAGTACAATTCCGTTACGGGAGGCCAGTCCAGGTACCGTAGGGCATCGAGAATCACAGCACAGCCGTTGGAATGTCCTACCAGCCGGATGTCCCAGCCCTCATAGAAGGACAGCGTGCGGGCAAGCTTTTTCGAACGATTCCTTTGGCCCAGCAACCGGGAGAGGGTGGCAAACGAAAGGTATTCAATCTTTTCTGCCCGTGCGGTCGAATAGAGGTGGGTGAAGGTTACAGCCCTGCCAACCCAGTTTTTCGCTCCTCCTGGGAAGTTCAAAATTCCACTGACATAGATGTAGATCTTCCGGTTCACTTCCCAAAGTGTATTTTGAGAAAATAAGAGATTGCTGAGATTGCGGCAGAGACGCCTCCTGCCCACCCGATCGCCGTCCACTTGAGACGGTTCAGTTCTTCCTTCAGCTCTACCAGCACCTCCTCTCCCATCTCCTGGCTTTCTTTCAGGCCGGTGATCTTGTACTTTGGGTCTCCGTAGACTTCTTTTTGAAGATTTTCCACCATGTCGATCAAGCCGAGCTTCCCGTTGATTTTGTTTCCAACGAGAAGCTCATGGATCTTCTGGACCTCTTTTCTAAGAGACTCCAGTTCCGACAAAATTTTCTCCTCACCGCTCATGGAGCAACAACAGGTCAGCTCGTACTTTCCAGATCCCTTTGTCTTGGAGCTCTGCTTCGTATCCCTCAAGAAACCGAACTGCCCAAGATTTGAGCTCTGAATTCTTTGGAAACCTCAGTTCAATTTTGAACACTGAGGTTCCGTTGAAAAGGTCATTGTCAAAAAATTTCTGAAATGTGGAAAACTGTTCGTCGGTAAAGATCCAGGAAACACTGAGCTGGTAGTAAACCTTTTTGAACCGGTTAACCCGATAGAGTGCCTCGGACTTGACGTCCGTGTAGGAGTTCCCGTAGAGGGCCTCACCGGAAAAGCTCTCCAGTGGAACTGGGAGGTTTGAAGGCCATTCAACAAGTGATGGAGCTTGGAAAGGCATCAGACGTTCCTCTTCAGCCGGTAGGAGGTTTCAAGCGACCGTGTAAACATCCCTCTACCGTCCCGAATCTCGCTGCTGAGATCTGATTTGACCCTGCCTACCACAACTTCAATGATTCTTTCGACACCTTCCTGTCGTTCAAATACCTCCGTGGTGGCCCCAGAGTAATTGTTGACCACCACCTTGACAGGGGAACCCGCAACCCTGTCTGAAGGAATTATACTGCCCCTCGTCTCTGGAGTAAAGAACTCTGGACCTTTCTCGCCTACGAGATAAACCTTGCCCGGCTCTACTGGACCACCTTGGGCCCTTCCTCCACCAAACTCCAGGTAAACCGATTGAATTGTTGAAATAATCGAGGCCGTTGCAGAAAGCACCGAGGCCATTGCTGCAAGGTTTGCCGGGAACGGCAGCGAGGCAGCATTGGCAACACCTTGCTGGATCTTAACAATTGCATCTGCAAGGGCAAAAGCTTTGGAAGCTGCAAACATCGCTTGATAGAGAGCCCTCTGCTTTCCGGAGAAGTTTTCCGTAGCCCGTGCCAGCTCATCAAATGCAGTTTGGAACGATTCCACCACCATCAAGGTTTGGGCCCTTTGGAGGTCTTTGAGTCGTTCCGTCCAAGCTTTGATTGTTTCGTATTTTCGTTTCTGGAGGTCCTCTGTCAGCTGGAGCTCCATCTTGTTCAGGTCTTCGAGTGCTTTGAGCCACGTCTGGGCCTGCTCAATCTGAAATTGAATGCCCTCCAGCGACTGGACGTAAGGACTGGAGTAATCCAGGAATCTCGCCGAACCTCCCCCGACCTCGAGCCCGGCAGCCCGAATCATCTCTTCCGCTTTTTCCGTATCGACGCCTCCTCCGGACTCGTACGTCATAGCCTCCAGAAGTCTTCCGACATCCAGAGGCTGGATCCTCCTTGTTGCCTTGGGAGTTCCAACAAGGTCCAAAAACTTTGCAACCTTTTGGGAGTCGAGGACCATCTGGACCGACACCTTCTGCATCTGCTGACCTGTGTCCCTGATTGCCTCCCCTGTCTCCTGGATTGCACTGGTGACTCCGTGGAAGGACTTCCTCACCTCCGTCATCTTGTCTCTGAGGAAGGGGATCTGTGCCATGGACTTCAGAACGTAGTCCACGGCCTGTTTCATCTCCCATTGCAGCCTGCCCCTGTCCTTGAGCGGGAAAGAGTCCTCCCAAATCTTGTTTGCAAGTTTTACCAGTTCGTCCCAATCTTTTTCGACCGACTTTTTAACCTGAGGAATAAAGTCGTCCGTCAGTCCTTTCAGGATCTCCTCCAAAGCTTTTTTCGACGACTTGGCAGATTTCTCAACCGCATCTCGAATCGGATCCAAAATGTCTGTCTTTACCTTGGGAGCGATTTTCTTCGCTTCTTCATAGGTGTTATAGAGCCCAAAAAGGTCACGTGTAAAGAATTGCCAAGTAGCTTTTGCTGCCAGTTTTATAACCTCTATCAGTGTCTGGTAATTGGCGATGATCTTTACAATTGCGACGAGCCAGTGTGCTCCTATGACAATATTGGTCTCAATTACCTTCGCATAGACATCGCCCAGTGCGACCAGAGCCTCGATCACCCTCTTGATCGCAAACCAAATGGTCTTAAATCCTAGGTACTCTACCTGAACCAAGTCTACGAGTGTCTCTAGAGTTGCGTGGAAGGATCCGGTCTGTTGATCAGCCTTGGCCATCTCGTCGATGCATTCCCGAATACTCTGGATGAACGATCTCAGATAGGGATCTGCTGCCTGACCAAACTGGATTCCAAGGTCTTTCAACGACGCGACGGTCTTGTCGAACTCTGCTTTTAGTGAGGCGAGCTGCTTGTTCGCAACCTCTTCCGTGGCTCCTCCGGAGTCCCGAAGGGCTTTTTCAAATTCCCGGAGTCTGTTGGAAGTCCCTATCAACGTCAACATGACGCTCAGGGACCTGTCTTGGAACCCAAGCAGGTTAAAGATTGCCCGTCTCTGTGCCGGACTGGTTGACTCCAGAACACGTTCAAAATCCTGAAAGATGTCCGCCAGATTCCGAAGATTTCCTGTCGTGTCGTAAACGGCGATTCCCAATTGTCTGAAGATGTCGGGCTGTTTCAACGCAGCCCTCTGCAGGTCCCGAAGCACAATGGCAAGAGCCTCGCCCGCTTCTTCTCCTTTGGTGCCTTGCTCTGCCAATGCAGCCAGCGCCGCAACACCTTGGTAGATGTCAACGTTGAAGGACTTCATTGCGGCGGCTGCCTTGTTTGTCAAGGCCTTGGCAAACTGCTCCACGGATGCATTGGAGACGATGTTGGCCTTCGTAAGAACATCGGAGATCAATTTCATGTTCTCCATGTTCTTCGTGGCGTTCTCCGTCTTCATTCCCAATGCAGCCATGGAGTCGGTCAGAAAACTGGAGGCCTTCTCCAGACTCAATACTCCCGCAGCAGCAAATTTTGTAACAACAGGGAGGGCAGCGATGGACTGTTCTGCAGTGTATCCAGCAGAAGCCAGGTAGTAGTAAGATTTGGCAACCTCGTCCACCGCCATCCCCAATTCTTTGGCAGTGGACCTCGCGACCTTTTCCATCGTCTCACGGGTAGCCTCTGTGAGGTCCCCCATGATAGCGGTGGATTCGGTCATCACTTTGTTGAATTTGGTGTAGTGATAGATGGCGACCGCAGCCAGGGTTGCAAGGGTGGAGGCAATGGAGAGGGTGGCGCGATTGACCGCCACAGCCATCAGGGAAGACTCCCCTTCCACGGCCCTCCTCGCGTCCGTGAAAGCTTTGATCAGCTGGACGGGGTCTGCAGTGAGGCGAACATACAGGCTCCCTAGCGAGGTACCTGTAATTAAGCCGCCACCGGATATATACGTTGCCATGGATTAGCTGGCCTTAATGCCAAAGTAGGAGAGCCAGACCTGTTTGGACTGGCTGGGATCCACTTTGGGCTTGGTTTCGAGGAGGAAGTCTTGGACGGAAACGCTCCTGGGGTTCGCTACCCACCCCCTCCGGACCTCGGCAGCGATCTGAGCGAGGTACAGGTCGAGCTTGGTGACCCGTTGCTCTTCCTGTGTAAGAAATTCGCACCAGTCAAGGAACTCGGAATAGGTGATCCTCTTCCGAAGTTCCCTGACCGGCATTTTCAGGTGTGAAGCGAGCTTATACCAAGCCCACTTCACACCTGTCAGACGTTTTTTCGCTCCCCTTCCTCGGCAACGAGATGATTCATCTTCTGGGCCGTTTCGAAGAGGGCCTGGACTGTAGAGGCTGGCCATTGCTGCACCTCTTCCTCTTTGACCCTCTCCCCGTTGGCCCGGAAGAGGCAACGAGCAATGAGACTGGCCTGCATGCCTTGGATTTGACGGACGCCCATGATCTTGCCATCCGGACTCACGGCCATTCGACGGGCCAGCTGGTCCAGATAGTCGTCACGGGTTGCGGCGTCCATCTCCCTCAGCTCATACTCTTCGGGCCCTTGAGGTCCTTCGAGGATCACCTTTTGGACTTCAGGTTCCAGTTTCAGTTTGATCATAATTCATCAGGACGAAGACGGTGGCAGATAGGTCGGAGCGGTTTCTTGTCCGGATGCATTGATCAGTGTCGGCTGGATGGTGATGGTAGCCGTAGGCTCTTCACCTTCTGCAAACCGACCCGGAGTAAATTCGCTCACAAACCCGAAGAACTGCAACTTGGAACCGTCGGGGAACGTGACGGTGATCAACTGGTTGACATTGATCTGCCCGTTGATGGCCGGGATGGCGTCGGAATCGAAAGCCACCGTAGCCGAGATCGGCGACAGGGTCTTCAGCTTTCGGGGAGCCATCGTACGCCATGCGGTATTCCGCATGGAAGTGATGTCGATACCGCCTCCGCTGGAGAACCCAGGCGGAGTAACCTCCTTCTCGAAGAGCTTGATGAGCGTTGAGAAGCCGTCTCTTAGTCTTGCCATATCAACCTCCGATTGTCATTATGAAGTTGATTGAAAAGTAGTGTCGTCGCTTTCTGTCATTTTCGTCAATCCCTAACGAAATGATCCCGCTTCTGCGGGTTATGCTGGAAACAACATATGTCTCCATTGAGGAGATTGCAACAGGTAAATTCTTGACTTCCTCAAAAGCTTTGCAAATTTGCAAACATTTGTCATACCCTGTCGGGTAATCTTTTGCACGGACCATGATTTGAATCCCTGGATGTTCCACTACCTCTCCAGTGACCATAATCCGTCCATCCAGTTCTCCTGTAGTGTCGTAAACTACCATCAGGTTGTCCGGCTCGTCCGGCATGTATGCGACAAAACAAGGGAAGGACCCGATATTAGAGACACCTTTGAGGATCAAAACCGTTCTGATGATTTCTGCAGGGGAGCTCATCGAATCTTGGCATGCTCAACGATGATTTGTCTCATTTTCGGAACCTCTGTCCGGGCAGGCTCTTCCAAAAACTTAGCCTGTGCCCGTCCCTGCGGGTCCCAGTACCTGCCAATATGAGGAGGACTGGGACGGCGAGGCTTGCCCTTGAGCTTCATCCCTACTTTCTCATGCACCCACAAGGCATACTCTGCCGTATAGCCTACGTAAACCTCTGTTTTGGCACCAGAATTCTGCTTCCGGGTATAGGCAGAAGCTTTAAGGTTTCCAAATTCAACAGGAACCTTCTCCTGACTGACCTTCTGGAGGTACAGCCCAGCCTTTACCAGCCCTTCCTCAAATTTTTTCAATAAAACCGCCTGCCTGAGGTCGAGATTAACGAGAATCTCTCGTACACCGTTAACAGTACTGGCGCTGATCTTGGCCATTACAAGATCGCCTTGTACAAAACTTGCGTGTTTCTCAGGTTGGGAATGATGCTAAACCTTCGGATCTCGTAGGCTTTATCACTGTCATAAGGATCGGATGGAGTGGTCGGACCGAGAACTCCGAGAGCGATCCGATCTCCTACCGACATGGGACGGTCCACATAGACGATGCTTCTGGAAATAAACTTTTCTCCGTTCTCCATGACGAACTCCCTCGCATCGTCCTCCCAACGGCAGTCGACCTGAACAGGACCTGCATACTGGGGCCTTCCGTAGTGATCAACCCCCACCCTCCTCCACCAGATCGCTTTCTGTTTCCTGATCTTTCTGATTACGCTCATGGGAGGTCATCTCGAAAAATTTCTCAAAGTTGACCCTTGGGAAAAGGTACAACTGGGAAGAGCCATCCGTAACGTTGAAAATGTCCACCTTCCCTTTCAGTTCCTTTGCCACAATCTCGAACCCCCGACGGAACCGGTTGAACGATTCCTCAGGGATAGGTGTCGGGTTCCAATAGTGCCAATGGGAGCGACCTTCAAGATTTGTCAGATCGTACCCCAGTAGAAAGATCCTTCGTGCTCCCATGGTATAAGCGAGGTTGATGGCTGCAGCTCCAGAAGACCAGTTCCATCCCAGAGTTGACCCCTTCCCAATCCCTTCCTGAAGCCTCTTCATCTTGTGGATGTAGGGAAGGTTCAAAGGAAGAAGGGCAGGAGAGTCGGTGACAAATTCTACGTCGGATTCTTCAATGTTCCACTTCTCCTTCTCCCAAAACTGGGCATCTCCAAAGTAGCAGAGGGAAACAATGTAGGAGCCCAGCTTGTAAGCATGGTTGATTCCAATGACCTTCTTCCCTGCCAACCTTTCAAAAGGAAAGTTCTGAAGGGAAGAGCCCCCGCCAATAAGGATGGCATCCTCACCTCTCCATAAATTAGTAGGATTCCAGAGGTATTCCTGCCCAGTAAACATTTGGGGTCGACCTCCCTTCAGAAAGCCGTCTCAGTGTTCCTGTCGTGTCCAGAACCATTGCCATCTGCCCGTAGCGGGTGACGGCAAGGTTCAGTCCCACCTTGCTTTCTATCGTGGCGCCTACGGTATCGGTTTTTTCTGTCAGGTATCTGGGATCCCGGATGCAGTAGAAATGGGCCGCCAGCCAGGTTTCCACCCGCCTCAGAGAATCCGGGTCCAGTCCTTGTATCAGGTCCACGAGAGAGGATGCGGCGTCAATAAATGGCGTTAGGTCGACAGAGGGCTCCACCTCAACAATTGCCATTACCGACGCCGCATCCGTCCGTGGCATAGGTCACTCCCAGTCTTCTTCTTTTGTCGACTTGGACTTGGCAACTGAGGCTTTGGGCTTGGCCTCTTTCATCTCCTCCACTGGACCCGTGGTAGCGGACTGGGTCTCGGGAACCGTCACCGGTCCAAGATCCTCAAACTTTTCGGGAAAGAGTTTGAGGTAGTATTCCGGTGCTACCAGGGTTGACCCTTGAGGATACTCCGTGTCACCTTCGAAGTGACTCCCTGCTTTAACTTTGAGTTTTCGTACCACTTTCATAATTCTTGAAATCCGGTGGACCCCCTACTGGGCGGAAGAGGTAGGGGGTCCGTTGTGGTCAGTCAGGTGGGTCTTACGCAGTCGCTCCGTGCACGATACCAGTATTTCCGTAGAAGTCCGCCCGAAGCTGGGGCACCATGATGGCCATCACTTTAAAGTGGACCCTCAGGCCTCCCATCTCCTCCCACTGGACCGTTGTGATGTCCATACCGATCACCTCACGGATCACGTCGGTGGTTTGCTGGACCAGGAAGATGTCCCACGTGCCCGTACCAAGGTAGTCAGCAGTCCGGACATCTACAATACCCTGGATCGCCTTCAGGCGCTCCCGAAGGGTGTTGTCACCCTTCTGGGCACTGTAGTCGTCGTCCAGGTACTGGTCCCAGTCCGGAGCATTGTAGATCACCCAAGGACCGAAGTAGTTCTCGTTGATGCTCTTCTGGCGCATCGCAAGGACCTGCCGGACCAGGGTGGCCGGAGTCCAGTTGCTGGCGGTCGGGGCCGTAATGGTATGGGTGATACGGTTGGGGAAGTTCTTTAGTCCGTAGATCACGCCCCCACCGTAGGAGAACGTGCTACTGACACCCAGCGCCAGCTTCTCCGCTTCCTCCGCCACCTTCCGGGCTGCCAGCTCTGCCATCGTGGTGTCGATGGGCGCACCGACATTCCGGGAAGTAGCGATCTGTCGGGCATTCAGGAAGAAGTCCTTATGGATGACCGGCAAGGGCAGGTTGATCAGATCGTATTCGGGACGATCTGCTTCCGTCCGAACTGCCGGATCCATCGAGATCGCAGCGTCCGTGATGTCGCTCATCCGTTCGGTCTGCAGAACCGTCTTGCCCATCCCGTCAGGGATGTTGTACGTCAGGCCTGCAGCCCGAAGGTCGGCCACCACACGAAGCCGCTGTTTCGCCGCCTGCACCACGGCCTCGTCCAGAATCTTCCACTCATCCTTGCGGAGGGTGGCGTTGGCAACAGGAGCAGGAACCGCCTTCCACTTACCGTTCTCATTGACGGTGATGTAGTGACGTCCGTCCTGTCCGACCCAAGGACGAAGGATCGAGGTGTTAAAATTTGCAGCCATCAGGGTAGCAGCGATGTTACCCCGGGCCTGTCCATTTAAGATGTAGTCCTGCATCTTTGTCTCTCCTTTCTCTTACAAAACACGAACTCGAATGCGTTGGGCACTTGAGGTGGCGTTTACCGCTTCCAGTGCAACAGCCAACGCAACATGTCCGGACGTGATAGCCCGGAGATCTCCGTTGCCGGCACTGGAAAGCAATGCGCCTGCTGAAACGTTGTTGCCGCTTCCCAGCCACGCATAAACGACGTCGCCGGGAGAAGCAAGAACGTAGCTAACCCGTTCTCCGCTCGAGTAATTGTCATTGATCCCCCGCCCTTGGAGGGCATCCTCAACCGCATAGGCACGCTCGGCCGCGCCACCCGCGGTCGCATGGACTACCACCTGTCCAGAGCTGTTCAGTTGAAGAAGCTGGCCGGGCTTGATCGTGCCGCCAGCCACTCCTTCTTCCGTACGGCCTGAACCTAAGAGGTGAATTCGCTTTGGAGTCTCGATAGGCATGGTTTACCTCCTTATTTGCTGAAGCTCAACGAAAGAGGAATCAAGGGTTCTTCTTCCGTCGCTGCCGGAGCAGGAACCGGAGCCTGACCCGAATAGTTCGGACGGGTCGGCTTCGCAGCCAGCTTCGCCAAGCGACGCAGTTCACCCAATGGACGACTCTCAAGTTCCTCTTTCGTAAACTCATTTTGTTCGTTCTTGAGAATCGTTTCCACCAAGCGGTTCTTCTCCTCTTGGTAAACTGCAAGACTTGAGTTCAGTACCTCCTGGATCTCCTTGGGGGCCGCAGCAATGTATTCCTGCAGGGTAGCCGGCTCCTTCGGACGATCCAGAGCGTTCAGAATCAGTGTCAACTGATTCTCGTTCAGGGCAGAAAGGGATTCTCGATCTTCCTCTTTCCAACCTGCATTCTTTCCAATGATCTTCTGGATCAGTTCTTCTTTCATAGTTGCTCTCTGTTGGGTTGCAGGAGGTTCCATTCCCTCCTGCTCGTAAAGCTTTTTCAGTTTTGCAATGGCTTCCCGTTTGTTTGGACCTTCGTACTTGTTGCCCCGATAACCACCGTGCAGGGCTGCCCACGCAGCCCCCATCAGTCGGTGGTTCAATTTTCCATCAACATCCCGAACACGGAGGTGCCAAGTAGAAGGTTTCTCCGGATCCTCCACCACGAGGTAATGGGAAGCAGGATGATACCCATCCTCTTCCTTCTTTTTCACCTCGTTGGTCACGTCCACATAGGTCGTGACCTGCTTCACTTCTACTTTCTCCTCCAGTAAACTCACCGTACCGTCCTCCTTCACTTGGAAGGGCTGGCGGTACAGCTTGTTTTCTGCCAAAAAGATGACCTGATTGTCCAGAAAGTCTTTTACCTGAGCATTGCTTCCGAGGGCTTCCTGAATCCGGGTCATCAACGAGTAGTAGGCTTCCTCGTTGTCCGAAATCTCGGTGGCCGAATTGTTGGCCGGGATACCGATCACAGCCTTTACACCCTTCTTCAGCGTGATGGTCCGGAAGCTCCCCTCTTTGAACTCGCTCGGATCTACCTGACGAATTCGGTAGGAATCTTCCGTCTCGTCCACCTTGTCCGCACTGAAACCGTGCTCTTTGGCCCAAGCAATGGCCTGCTCCTTGGTAAATTCTTCCTTGCTAAAGATCAAAGTT